CAAATCCAGCAGATCCGTCAATCATTGCAATACCACCACCAAAATTTCCAGAAGCAGTTATTGCACTTGCAATATCCCAATCAGCATTAACTGAATTATTACTAACACCGGCAACACGAATACCATATTTATTCATGCGAACTCGTTCATCTGTTAAGTCTTGGTTGTCATTTCCACTTGAAACACTTTTACCAATATGAAATGCAATATATTCAGTTCCCCAGCTACCTGTCGAAAATCCAGAAGTAATATCTGACATTCTTCTTTGACCCGTATCTGAAGTTGGAGATACAAATGTGCCATAAAAGGACAAATCTGAAACTTTACTACTTGCACCGCTACCTGTTTTTAATGCAAGAGATGAAGTGCTTTGCCCTGCTACACCCCCTTCAATAACTGCTTGGTGAGAATCTAAAGAACTAGAATTAACATTCAATGCACCTGTAATTTTCGCCCCATTACTCAAAGTCTCAATCTTCTTATTATTATCAAAAAATAATTCTACATTTCCGTTAGGATTGCAAATAATAGCTTCTTCATCATTTTGTGGTTTTAATCTAATTTGATTTGAACCACCAAATAATTGTAAAACACCTGTACTATTTTGAATCGCGGAGTTGGATCCGTCATGATAGATCTCTAAATCTCCAACATCGCCAAATCTTGCCTTATTATTATCAGCAAAAAATAATCCTGATGAATCAACTTTTGCTTTTTCTGTATTATTTACCTTAAAAACTACTTGTGCTAAACTTGCCTCAATATAATTATTAGTTCCATCTGTTTTTCCTAGCCTTATAATATCATCACTTTGTATAAATAAACTACCATTTCCTGTTTCTCTGATTACTGAATTTGCACCGTCATGCACAATTTCAAAATCATTTGAATTTCCGAGTAATATTTTCTGACCATCACCTACACTTACTTGTGTCGCACTAATCTGTGCGTTAAAAGCATAAGTAGAAGTTAAATCAACAAAATTATTACCATCAAATTTTTTCCATCTATTGTCACTTAAACTAAATTGAATTGCACCTGTCGGAATGTTACTGTGACTGCCTACTGATAATTGTTGTAAAGATGCTGCAACGGCATCTCTTATCTCTGTAGGAAAAGATGTATAAGCACTACCAACAGTCGGATTTGCAAAATTAGCCATTAAGTTCCTCTACATTGCCAAGTGAAGTTACCACCTACTCTAGTACCATCTGCTTTATATAGCAAAACTCTAAATGAGGTAGGGTTTGGGACGTCTTGAAAATCTACAACTGCAATAATTCCTTCAGGAGTCGTTCCAGCAACATTTGGAGTAACGTTAATACCTTGAACATCAACGAAAGTTACATTGAAATTAACAGTAGTACCTTGTTTAGTTACACCATCAATAACTATAGAATCAGTGGCATTTGCTGTTCCTGTTCCAGTATCATTTTTTATCTTTGTATCTAATTTAAAATTTACATTTGTAATTTTTTTGAGAGAACCAGCAGTTGATACAGCACTTGTTGTATATTTTACTCTCTGTAATCCCACACCAAACCTACTAACACCACTACCAGACGCAGTGACACCAGTATCAAAAGAGCCTCCAGAACCACCAGATGCAACTTGTAATTTAGATGTTAAATTAACAGCCCCTAATGTTCCCTCCGCAGAATCAGTAGCTTGTACTGTGATTTTTGTGGAGGCTAAAGACGTACCATAATCAAACACTTCTTCATAACTACTTGTACCAGAAGTGGGTGCTGGTTCGAGATATTTGGTTAAATTAGCATTAATGATTGCAGTAATATTTGCAAACTGTTCACTACCAACTGATCCTGTACCAATAAAATGTTCCGCCCATGTTTGTGTACCTACGCCGTTTGAATTTGTAGTTACAGGTAAATAAATTACATTTTTATTTAAGGCGATATCAAATACTTTTAAACAATTTGTGAATGCCACAGAATCAACTTCTTGTGGTGCGGTAAGCCCTGTTCCAGATGTATCAAATACAGAATTATAATTTGCATTTAGAACAAAATCAGGTGGTTGTGCTACCTCTAATAGTGATGTAAAAGGAGTTGCACTTGCATTGCCAGCAACATCATATGCTTTTATCAAATATGTATATAACCCAGAAGCAGTTTCAAAAATAACACTAAATCTTGAATCTGTTATAGATTCACCACTACCACCAAGAGCAGAAGATGTATCCCAATTTGTGTTATTACCACTATGTTTTCTTATCTCATAATGGTCTATTTTTAATTGATTTGCAGCAACAACTGTTGGCTGCCCCCATCTTAATAACACATTATTATCAATAACCTCGCTTATACCTTCAGATGGTGGAGTATTTGGCCTGTTTATAACAACAGGAATTTGTAACGCAGTTCCTAAATTATTTAATAAATCTCTTGCCTGTATATAATAATATTTTGTAATTGATGTAGCTGCATCATTATCCGCTAATTTCCAACTTACTTCTTCTTTAAATGATTCTGAATCTGTAATGATTTCAAGTTCTGTATTTCCAGTATTAACACCACCAGCAGTTGCAGATGTACTTCTTACAACTTTAAAATCTTTTAAATCAAGTTGAGTTGCAGTATTAACATTAGGTGCATCAAAAGAAATAGTAACAAAACCTAAACCACCTTCAGAACCTAGAGATCGACTATCATCTAGTGATCCATTAATATGAGTAGGTGTTGATGGATTACTTACACTAGAAGTAAATGTACTTGTATTTCCTATGAATACATTTTCCTGTGTAGCATCAGTAGCATTATGATAAGCAGCACTAAAGGCAGCAACTTTAAATACCTTTGAAGAATAATTTGCTTTTGTTTTAAATTTTGTTGTGTCTGTTTGATCTATTAAATTATTGTTTTCATCAAAAATTCCATAATTTAAAGTTGGTAAAGATCCATTTACAGGTGTCCAAGATAAAATAACAAAATCAAGCTCAAAGGTTTGTGATACAGATGGTGCAGCAGCAAGGGTAATAGTTAAATTAGGAATATTTGCTCTATTTGTACTAGCTGTACCTTTTACTGGATCAGATGGATCAAGAAATACAGCAGCAACACTATAAGTTGCAACTCTATTAGGGAAGTTTGTTGTATTTACAGGTAATAAAAAGTCAGTTCCTTTTATCTGTGCAATTTCAGTTGTAAAATTACTATCTCTATAAATTCGATAACCAATGACAGGTGGTTGTAATGCTCCTGCACTTGTAGGCTCTGTCCATTTTAATAATACAGAATCAGTTGTAAAGCTATGAGTTAAATTTGATGGTGCGTTTGGCTGTGGTGGTGAAACAGTTTCAGTATGACCTGTCCCTGCATTTCCTCCAATATCAATAGCAGTAATTGTAAAATCTCTTGAACCACCAGTGAATGTTATAGGAGTTGAAAATTGTGTCGTATCAACAAAAACAGTCTGTGCAGATCCATCATTAAATTCAATCTTATAATTTTTTATTGCAAAAGAATGTGTTGCTGGTGGGTTCCATGTAATTTTTAAAATGCCATTTTCTGCTGATTTAACAACATTCTGTATAACTGAAGGTGCATTTATTGTTGCCACAACTGATCTCGCTGTTGCACTAAACCTACCACCATCATCTCTTGCTTTTATAAAATAACTGGTAGTTGCAGATGGGAAGTCACCAGTAACAGTGTCAGGTGCTTGATCTCTTGTTAAATATGTTGACGCTGCTTTATTACCAAAATTACTATCCGTAATTGTCGTACCAACACCTCCAGTTACCTTATGTATTTCATAATAAGCAATATCTAAATCTTTAAATTCAACATCTGTTCCAGTAAATCCATCAGGATTTGGTGCGTTTTCTGTCCAGGATAAAATTACACCAGCGATGGGATCAACTGTTGCTGTAAATGCACTTACGTTAGAGGGTGGGTCTGTTTTACCTACAGTAGTTCTTGTCGCTATCGCAGCAGTTGGTGATTGTTCATTTGCACCATTTAATGCAAATACTTTAAACTTATAAACTTTGCCAGCTTGTACATCTGGCAGTTCAAAATCTAAACCTTGTACAATTACACTTTCATAACTACCATTATCTTTTTTAAATTGAACCTGATAATTTACTACACCTTTAACCTGTGCCCAATTAACAATTAATTTTACTTTTATCTTCCCTTTGTTTGATACTTTTTCATTTGCATTTGTGGTTGCATTTTGATTCGTGACTTCTTTGTACAACCTTTCAGTAATAGTTACTGATGCTGGTGCTAATGGTAATTCATTTAAATTGGTTGCATCTCTGAAAGTAACATCAGCACCACTTTCAACATGAGCATAAGCAGATTCATTGTATGTAAGAGCAGTTACTTTATATTTAATACCTTCTTGTTCAGTTACCGAAATAACTCTGTAAAGTGAATTTTGTATGTTTTGTGCTGAACTTCCACCTGATGTTTCTAATACCCAAACACTATTAACATTTGGTGCTGTTGCTGTTGTTCCTACGGTAAATGCAGTATTAACTGTAATAACTGAACCTGTAATGTCCGTAATTGTTCTTTGTGAAACGCTGCCATCAGGCATAAGAACATTAATTGTTCTTGTATAACTAACACCGTTGGCTGGCAAATCAGACGCACTTGCATCATCAACTGTAATAGTTGTTGTTGAACTTGCAGATATTCTTCCTCCTCTTCTTGTGCCAGTTTTTACAGGATCATTTATGCCAATAACCTGTCCAGGTCTAACAATAACTCCTGATGATAAATCAACAGTAAAAGTAACTGTTTCAGTAAGATTTTGCTCGGTGAATCTAACCCATCGGGCTAAACGAGAAGCTTGACCTGATGAAGTTACACCAAATGCTTCGATCTGTTTTTCAACAATTCCATACTTTGTAATAGCAGCATCAGAAGCTACATCTGCTTTTATTGGATCTTGTACATAACTTACTTTTCTTTGGTTATTATCAAAGTATTTAACTATTACTAAAGTTGCTCTTGCTTTGGTATCAGATCCTTCATAAGTAAATCCACCCTCAGTCACATTTGCAAGAGTGAATATCTGGCTTACTGTTGTTGGTTTATCTTGACTGAGAAATAACGTACCAGCACTCCAATAAGGCATGACACGCATATTTGAACAGATGAGATTTATTAAATCGTATGCTTCGTATGATTTATTAATATAAGCATTTAAAGCAAAACGAGGTTCTGTTCCTTCTCTTACAAAAGTACAATTACCAGAAAGATTAGATCCAGCAGCAACAGTTATATTTAATATTCTAAATTGTGTAGTGCTTATAGTTTCAATTTTATAGCTCTGATTTGTAGGATTTCCACCGCTAGTACCTGAAGAAAATGTAACTGCAACAAAATCACCTGATTGTAAATTATGAACAGCACTTGTAGTTATAACACCAACTTTCTGTCCCGATGCTTGTGTCCACGTTGCAGATACAGTGCCAGTGCCAGCATCTCTTCTATCACTTACTAACTCATTGTTATATTTACTGACAGCAAAAAAAGCATACTTATCAAGAGCCGATTCTGGTAAGCCTAATCCATAGCGTGTATCTATGAGCAAATCGTATAATGCCCACGCTGGACAAGTATTCCAAGTTGCTGCTTGAAAAGTCCCGTCCCAAGTATTTGAATTATAATTTATTCTTCCAGCATTTTTTCCTGATTTAACACTATCAACAACATTTGTATTTGGTATTTTTGTTTTAATCCCTCTTAGAAAAAAAGTTCGTTTTGGAATACTACTAAAACTACTGGCATTTGCTTTTAAACCGACTAAAGCTGTGTTGTTATAGGGGTTATTATCATCTGTTATTTCTGTAAAACTAAACCATGTAAAACTATTAACAGTTTTTGTTGCAGCAGTGGCAGTAATTCTTTTAATTTTTATACTGACACTTGAAGAATAGGTAGCTAGTGGAATAATAAAATCTCTTTGATATAAATTACCAGTGCGACCTTCTATTGTTATATCAGCTTTATTACCATTATCTAATGTTGCTGTATTTGCTGAAGTTTCTGCTGGAAAAGATACACCATCAAAAGCAACAAAAATAAAAAAGTTAACGGACGACCCAACAATATCTCCATCATCTTCAAAAACTTGTAATTGTGGGATATTAATTGTTACTCTTACTCTATTGACACCAGTATTAGTAAAAGTTCTTGTAGCAGTTTCATCTTGTACATCAAAAACATGACCAACAGAAGTTTCAGCACTTGTTGATGCGAAACCAGGAATAGTTGTTTGACTTCCTAAACCTCTACGTTCATTAACTTGAACATCATTAAAATTAAAATCTGTTGTTTGTGGATTTGTACTGTCTGCTGTTTTGCTTAAAATAGGAGTATCATCTAAAAATATATCTTTAAGCATTGCTGTATTGTAATTATCAGTTCCTTGAGTATGACCTTCATCTCTTGCTGTATCAAAACCTTCAATTTCTCCTTCTCCAACAGCATCTAGAATACTGACTTTGGCTGTACTATCTAAAGAATCTTCTGCGGTTGTTGGTGTACTATTACCGCCACCGCCTTTACCACCGCCACCACCACCAGCACCAATAATAATAACTTCTTTATTTGTCATGTTTCTACTTCCTCAATATCAATTCCTGCTGATATAACCGCAGATCCAACCACTCTACGACCATATATCAAAGGTATCGGAATACCTGCTCTGCTGACGTTAATAGGCGAACTGAAAGCAAAACTATTTTCTGGATCGGCTTCAGAATTATCAATAGATGGTAGTGGTGTAAGCATGGCAGAAATACCACCTAAAACTAAAGATGCACCGACATATAAAAGAGCTCTTGATCCAAGACCACCCGTTATTGTCAAAGCACCTTCAACTGTTTTAAATCCAACACCACTAAAAAACTTAGAAGTTCCGAAAGATACAAATGAAAGTCCTATTAAAGCTGCTCCTAATAATATTTGTCCTAGACCACGACCACCTTCTCCTGTAATAACAGGAACAATTTTTATTGGTGCTCTTCCAGCAGGGTAATGTAATTCTTCAATAGTAATTGGATTATCTTCTACTATAACTTTGTAATATCTTGAACACATATGAGGTTCTAGTTCTGGATTATTACCAATCAAACACTTGATAGCATCAGCAGCAGTTTTTACATCTGCCGTTAAAGATTTATAGCCACAAAAATCTGCAAGTTCTCCATAAACTTTTATTTCACGAAGGCAAGTTTGCATACCTAACTACTCTCCCTGTGCATTTACGGAACCAACCAGTATAGTCTTGCTTACATGATAACCTTCCTTGCATATGATGTAAAATTTGATTGTCACCTACATACACTCCGACATGGTTTAATCCATTACCACAAACATTCATTAATATTGGATCGTGTTTTTGTATATCATTTATATCTTTGACATCAATAAATCCACAGTCTTCAAAATATTTTTCAAATAAAGGATTTGATATAAAATCATCTGGATTGTTTGGTCTTGTATAATCTTTAAGCTTTATATTTAGTTCTGCCTGATAATATTCTCTAACTAATGACCAGCAGTCTGTTATATTCCATATCCATGGTCTACCAATCAAACTAGCTTTATATTCTTGTGGCATAAAACTATTCCATATTTCTGTTCTAGGGTTTACGATCCACCATTTTAAACCTGTCCTTGCAGCAGATACATGATCGGCAGGGCTTGGTATCGGCTCTGTATGAGGGTGAGAATGTATAATAGCCTCAATATTATCTTTGCCATATTTATCTTCAATACAAGCCCAATCTAAGGGATCTAGAATAAATTGATCTGCTGCTGTTGTTGATAAATTTTTACATCTTTCATAAATATGTTTGCCTTTAAAATTTATTAATAAGCCACAAGATTCTTTTGGATCTTCTTCTTTTGCGTGTGCTAATGCTTTATCTTGCCAATACATTAGAAGAAATCACCAATACCTTTAAATTCATCTGGT